CTAATCTCTGTTAAATCGTCGACCTGGTATATAGATCCGCTAGGGTGTACAGATGGAGCAGCTACTACGTAACCGTTCCACTTTATGTCTACACCTTCACGATATTTACCAGGAAAGCTCATATCAGAGCTAGCGTAGTAGTAGTAATGCCAGCCGTTACCAGTGCGTATACGCCTGGTCTTTGTAAGTCCGTCGGTAGTACCACCATTACGTAGATCTACGTCAAGGACTACTAAATTAGATGGCTTACAGGCGATGCCTATGTTTATCTTAGGCTGTCTCTTAAACCACTCAGTAATAGCCTCTATATCATCTGTAGCACTGTGTAAGCCACGTGGCGCTAGACTTTTATGAGGCTGTTTAGCTCCTACGCCTAAAGGTAAAATCTTTAAGCCTAGAGCTGCATAGGTTATCGCGTAATTTTGTATAAGTGTCATCGCTGCTCATTTCTTAGCGATGGATGTCTACGAGCTGCAACGCGACCACGTACGAATCCTGTTTGATGACCGTAGTAATGTCCTATGTAATAACCGCACATAAAAATACCTACACCACACAGCCATATAAATAGATCTGTGTACTCTTTTATGAAATTAATCATTTCTGTCCCTTTGTCTGGAGGGTTGAGGGGTTCCAGACCCCTTAATGGTACTACTGCCTCCAGACACTGAGGCAGCGCGACACGCCAACCTCTAGGGTTACTTTAGGCTTATAGCCCAGGCTGTTTAGCAGCGCTGGATTACCTACGCGGTAGGCGACGCCTTTAGGAGCGCCTTCATCAACCTCTACGACTGGTTTATAGCCCACCTGACGAGCTACTAGGTTAAACAGCTCCATAAAGGTCGTAGGCCTGCCTGTCGATAGGTTTACGTTTATGCTTATACGATCTTTAGCCAATAGTAAAGAGGCCTCTACTATGTCCTCTATGTGTATCCAGTCCCTAGTAGTTAGGGCTGATCCCCAGATGGTAAAGGGATCGGCCTTACGACCAGCTCTTTCCATAAAGCTAGGAAATGGATATTCCAGGCTCTGATCCTCACCATAACCGCTAAAAGGTCTAAGTACTGTAACCGTTAAACCTTCACGCCTTAAATGTTCGCAGAGCATCTCTCCAGTCAATTTAGCCCAGCCATAAGTAAAATCTGGCAGGCGTATATCATTTAGATTTATATCGTTTTCTGTTAGCATCCTTTTTAGCTCTAGTGTCTGTAGCTCTACAGGATATGCAGCGCTAGAGGAAAAATAAAGAATATGTCCAGGCTGTGTACGCATCGCCCACGATGCCATTTCGCTATCTATTGATAAATCCACCGCCAGAGATAGCGGACTACCCTCGATAGTCTGCCTACCTCCTACGACTGCCGCAAGATGTATCAAAAGGTCGAAATAGGTGTCATCACGTCTAAAGAAATCCCTAGCATCGATTCCGTCTTTTATGTCAACATATGTAACGTTATGATCTAATAAAGCGTATGTAAAATGACGACCTACAAAACCTCTGTTACCAGTGATTAAAATTTTCACGATAGCGCCACTACTAAGTCTTTATAAAACAGGCTGTTTATAAAATCCTCGTAAATTAATCTATCGTGGCTGTAATATTGCTCAGAGTTAACACGTGCATAATGGTCATCCATAGCACCCTTACTAGCTAAGGGATGCATATGCTCAATTACTATGTTTTCTGAGTAAAACAGGCCGTTAATATCTTGTCCTAGTTTTTTCCAAAAATTATCTAGATACAGGTGTTTAGCTTTAGGCTGACACATACCTTTAAGGTTTTCTACGATGCCCCTGGTCATTAAACAGGCAGTAGGTAGATTAGCTCCTTGCAGTAAATCGTTACCGTAGGCTATTCCTTGTCTATTACCTGGTATCTGTAATGTTAATAGGTAATCCCAGAAATCAGTACGTGGTAAGTGATCATCGCCTAAGAATCCAAAATAGCTATACCGATCGTATTTAGTATCGTCAAGTAAAAGCATCGCAGCCATATTAAGAGGCTGAGCCATACCAGCGGCGGTTATGTGATTAGTTATTATATTTATGTCGTCTATCGCTTGATAATCGCGTAACGACCAGTCATCTATATCGCAGACAAAATATAAGTCTGCTACAGCTTTAGTATCTTTCCAGGCTTTAAGAAGCCTTTTTGCGTTTTGTGGCCTTCCCCTGGTTGGTACAATGAATACACTTTTTTGCATTTTGTCCCTCTCGATCGTGGTCTTTAAGATGTGTGAAAAGCATACGCCTTAGCTCACGTAAATCGCCTAACACTTCCTCAGCAAAACCGTTAGAGACTGGGCGGCTATTCTTTTCTGCACGTGAGGCGAATATAGCGGCTACCCCTGATATGGTCGCAGCCGCTATAACGCCTAGCTGAATTAAAAGACTATCCACGTCCTAAAGAATCCTTAGGATTTAGATACCGCATAAGAGGCGGTAATACGGCAGCTGCCGCAGCGCTAGTTAAACCTATTATCGTTACGTCGCCAGTAGCTAAGTAATAAGCTAAAGCTGCGCTAAGCGCGGCGCGAGCCCAGGAAGCCGCCACCTCTTGCGCTGTCTTGATTTGTTTTTTCTGGTTCGCCTTCATCGGTCTCCATTTCTAAACCTCTTATCAAGGTCTCGACTTGCACTGCATTTAGAGCTATCTCAAAATGCATTTCGTCCTTACGGTTGCGATAATTACCGCCAAATCTTAGCCCATATTTACGGCATAAACGGTTAATTGTCCTTACTTGCTCCTCATTAAAAGTACCTACAGCGCCTAAAGGATGTAAAGTAGCATTTATATCTATTGCTGTACCGCTACTGTGATTAGAGACAACAGTATTAGACCCTTTTACTTTTCGATAACAGTACCCCCAGTCGTCCAGGGTTTTACCCTCATCTATAGGCTCTACTAGCTTATGAAATTCTGCCGCGAATCCAATTAGTAAAGGCGCTACAGCTTTAGCTACACGTAGTTTGAGATCTGTACCTGGGACGCGCTTACGTACTATGTTGATAGCCTCTGGGTCTGCAGATGCAGGCCAACCGTTAGCGCTTTTTTCCATACGTTAGCTTAGTGCTGCGATTTCGTCTGCGGTCAGACCAAGTGCTGCAAGTTTGGCCTCAGCGCTTGCCTTAGCATCTGCCTTAGCCTGTGCTGCTGCTTCCTCTGCTGCCTTGATTTCTGCAAAGGCAACTGCATCTGCCTCGCGCTGAGCAACTTCTTCGGCAGTTAGTTCTACCTCTGTAGTTACTCCTGTTGAGCAGTCTACGATTAGTTTGGTTGGCATTGTTTTCCTTTCGTTATGAGTTTTTGATTCCGTATAGGGTGGCTGTTGAGTATTGGACAAAGTTTGCTTGAACTGAACTAATATCAAAAAAAGATATAGAAGTAATTGCTGCTGAATTAGACCATAAACCAGCGTGTAAAGCAGCGTAAGCAAGTGTAGCGTTATTTTCTACAACTGAATCAGTTGAAGTAGATTTATTATTACTTGCAGCATAATTAGGAATGTATAATTCAAAATTATTAAAAGTGTTAGCCGTGTAAATGCTTTCTTGAGCATAAGCAAATCTCATATAAGTTTCGCTACTACCACTATTAGATGATGCTGTTGAACCATCGCCGCTTAAACTTCTTCTACTATAAGAAGTCGTGCTACCATTAAATCGCAAGACTAACTGCACTCCAGCATCGCCGCCGTTAAGTCTTGTTGAGCCTTTAATTAATAAATCAGTATAAGTCGCAGGTATGCTAGTGAATTCTATATTAGCAGCCCCACCACTACCCACAGTTACTGTGGCTATTGCCTCATATGTGTTAGCCATTATGCCGCCTTTCTAAAATTAGTTGTCATAAGGTCACGCACTTTTAATTCCGTAGAGGGTGAAGGTTGAGCCTGTGTCAAAATTACCGCCTGTAAGTCCTATAACTAATTCTGTAATAGCAGAGGTAGAACGCCATAAACCTACCAATGCCTCTGTGCCAGGCGCATTTGATGCACTAGCCCTATTGTTTCTGCTTAGCCAAGTTTTGTAAGTTGTAGCATTTGAATAATTCATAAAAGTAGATACAGATACAAATTCAAATGCGGTATTGGGTGATATTTCTTTTGATATATTTCCTACTGTTTGTGATGACCTTCTTAAAGAAGCAGCAGTAGAACCATCACCGCGTAAATTGGTTAAAGAATAATTGCTACCTGTATCATTATTAATTTTTACTGTAACTTCTTGACTTGTTGTTGTTGTTTTCAAATTGGTAACTAAAACTAAATCCGTATAAGCGCCGCTAATGGTAGAAAATGTAACTGTTGCCGCTGCGCTGCCTAGCGTATTCGTTGCTATCGGTTCATAAGTTATAGGCATTATGCGCTCCGTATTCCGTAAAGCGCTATGGATGAATACTGGGCAAAGTTTCCACCGTTCATCGTTAATTTAACGCTAGTTACTGCGCTCGTACTGTTCCATAGTCCAGATTGAAAAGCAGCCGCACCGCCCGAACCGTTCACATCTTTACCGCCTAACATTCTTACAGTTTTGTTTTTGTTTGTATTGGCATAATCTAAAATATCAATAACGAAACTTGCGAAAATGTTTGCTGTGTCTCCTGCTGTTGCGTAAAAATCTTGGTAAATATAGGCTGAAGATGTAAACGCCAAAGCCGAAACGGAAGCACCGTTGCCATATAAATAATGAGTAGCATAAGCACTTCCACCAGCACCATTAAAGGTTAACTCAGCAAAATCAAAACCGCTTGTTTTCGCAGACCTTCCAATAATTCTTAATTGTAAGTGACTGTAAGTGCTAGGAATAGAAGTAAACTCCACATTGGCAGCACCACCGCTACCAACGCT